CAATCAAAATTGATACCGCATGTCCGGGAGAGGATATTACATATTGTCAGACTAAATGATTGAAAACGAATTTAACCAATCAGTCTGACAAATAAAAGTCCCTCCTAAGACCAAAACCGTCATAAATGTCAATGCGGAAAAGAAGACGGATGTACGTCCATTTTGTGAAAACCACGCTAACATCTGCCTCGGTTCTTTCAAAAATTTCATAAAATCCACCCAAAAACCGTAAGTACAAAATTTTTTTTTTTAAAAAATCAATTTTTAAATGTATTTAGAACAGATTGTATTAAATTATTTACTTTAAAATATTCTAACAGGGTGAAAATGATACAGAGTGGAAATTTACCGGAACCCTTTGTCATTCCCCTGAATCCGCCATCAGTGGTTTATGTACCCTTGACTATAATCATAAAATCATTTCCACCGGGCCTACAAAGTGCTATTAGAACTAAATGTCAAACCAAAATTGGTGCTATACTTGTATTAGTAGAAAATCAACCAATTTATGTTAATGCTGAATGTATATGTAGGCAAAAACCGCACACTTTGTTCTGCTATGCATGGCAACAAACTACGTGTAATTTATGTTCATCTCTACTTGTAGATGGATAGTGAAGATGAATTAGAAGGACCGGTCATGCTGCCGCCTTTGCAAGTACACCGTATCTCTTCTACAAATAGATTCACGTCTGGGACTGTGTTGGACTTACCAAGTATGACTGACAACTGTTTCGTTTACAATTTTAAAACACCTACAGGAGAAACAGTATTTATTGAGTCAAATGGACAATTCAAATTTTCTGAGTATAACTTTGGGACTCTGTTCTCTGGTTTTAATGATGTCACGTTAGAAATGCAACTTGACTTTCATTACATGTTTGACTGCATGCTTGATTTTAAATGGCCTAATGCTGACTTGGAATACTCTGTTAATGTTTATACAGACAGGAGAATTGCAATTTATGACTTAAGCAATGCTGATTACTGGCCTACTATTTTGGCCTGGTTTGCATGGCAATGTAATTCTAACGGGATTAATTTCTTTCAGTATGTCAGACTGTTAAATGAGGATGATGAAGGATGTCCTTATGGAACAATATTTGCATGAAATAAAGATACAGTTGTTTCAAATAAAAGTTTTTTATTCAAATAAATCTAACATGTCAAGGTCGGGTACAACATTGGGATCAAAATCAGATGAATTAGGGTTGCTCACACAAGGGTATACAGTAGCATAAAACTGAGCAATATCATCTTCAACATCTTTCACATTTAAATTTTTAAAATGAAAAATACAGTCCTTAATATAATCCCCTTTTACTTCTTTGAACCGAGGCTGGTCAACAGTTGAAATCAGTAACACGAGTGGTTTTCCTGTATTTGCACAGTCAATAGTTGGAATTGTATTGCCTTGAATAGCAATACATGCTACTCTGCAAAATTTAGGAGATATACAAAGTCCAAATGTTCTGTAGATTCCAGCTTCCAATTGCGATTTCAATTTCTTAGCTTCAATTTCAGCTTGTGAGTAGGTAGTTGCAGTAGTTGAACACAGCATCTTTAATAAAATATCTCCTTTGCCAGTAGTAAAAACAGTCATTTTAGTCATCATGGCTCGAAGCCAAACATCAATCTGAGAGTCATAAAGAATGTTAATTTCTCCTTCAACTTCTTTATGAATAGAAATTCTAACCTTAAAGTCTCTTTCATCTTTGTCCGCAGCCATGGCTTGCAAAGTTAAAGACAAATTCTGTTGAAAATGGTCCTCTTCATTGATGTGAAGTTCAGCTTGCAGCCACCAGGTAAGAGGCATGATTGTACCAAACAGTTAACATGTATGGTTTTATACGCTCACATGCTGGCTTTATACCCTGACATGCTGGCTATAGTTCAAAGTACAGTAATTACTTTTTGGTTCCACACAGTTAAAAATTCTGAGAAAAGGCCACAAGCAAATAAGTAAGGTACCCGCCACAATTTCCAGCCAATAGATTTGAGCTAATGGTTAAAGGTTAGAAACTAAATGTTATAAATATGTTGAGAAACTGACTGTTTCTTTCCCGCGTTAAGAAAAACATGAACTGAAACACGCACCTGATGTTTTTCTGCTGGTAAAGCACATTTCTCAGGCTCACAGAAGCAAAATAGGATTTGAAACTAACAGCTGTTAACCTGAAAAGTATGTGAACTGTAAAGCTGTTCTGATTCTCAAGGATGTTATTGCCCTTGAGGGTAGAGACACTGTCTCTATAATTAAAGCTGGGGAACTTTTAGTAGTTATTCTTATAAGAGCTATGTCAACTTGAACACCAGAATCTGCTACAAATTCTACCAAAGCTGGTACAGAACCTGTCTCAGGTTTAATACTGCCAGTTAATGGCACTACAAATGTTGTATTTAAACCAGGATTTGCTATGTCTGCACCAGCAATTTCCAAATATTTGTTACGGTAGATAAAGGCATCATCTATTGTGCCCACACTTTCTGTAAGTAATAAAAATGCCATGCTCTCATTCCTAGCAAATTTATATCTAATTCTTTGATTAGTTTGAGTTGTAAAATGACCTAGTACAGGTTTAGTTGGAGTTGAAATGGATAATGCTCTAGGAGCGGTACTGCTTAAAGTTAAACTACTAAAATTCAAACCTATTCCCTGCGGGCTTGTAACGAGACCACCATTAGGATCTATTCTAACTGCCAAGGTAGTACTATTACTAATTTTTAGAGTTCTATCAATTTGAAGCCCTAATCCCTCTGTATGCAAGTGCAGTGGTGCTTTGTATTTTAACTTAAGACTTGTATCAGCCACATGTAAGGGCAAAGTAGTCCTGATACCTAACCTTGAGTTTTCAACCACTAAAGGGTTACTGGTAAGTAAATGAAATCTATCTCCAGTTCTTAACAAAGGGAAATCAGCCTGCATTGTGCATTCTAATTGGCTATTTAATAGACCTAACCCATTAGCAAACTTCAGCTGCAAAATATTATCTGCTTTGTCCAAAGGTAAGGCAACATTCATCATGTATTTATTGTTGTCTGTATAAAATATAGGATCCATATCTAATGTTAGTCCTGCAGAATCAGTTGTTAAGCCCTTTGACATACTTAGCATTAATTGTTTGTTCAAAATTTCTAATGGTCTAGTTACTCCAGGCAGAGCTAATTCACCATCATCATTTATAAATAACAGCTGAGGGTTGAATTTTAAAATAATTGTTCCATTTTGGTTACTTAGTGGTGGTGAAACATTAAACTCATTTGAATTTACAACAGATAAATCACCATTATCAAAATATAAACCTTTACCTATCTTTAAGTTAAGTGTTAAATTTGAAATATCCAACCCATTACCTACACCAATAAATGGGGGAGTTATGTTAAAACTTTGTGTTGTTGTGAAAGGATATACCATGTTTAATTTAGACTGCTTTGCACTTGTGGCTTCTTGTTCATTTTCATTCTCAGGTGCTGCGCGCTTTCTTGGTGATTCCATCTTGAAATGGGTAATTCTTGCACCAAACTATGCCCCTGTTGCAGACCTAAAAGAATAGACGAGAGGTGGATATCTAATGATGGACCATCCCAAAAAACTGATGAAATTGATGGACCTGGACATCCCCATATGCAAGCTAGAAGAGTAACTGCAACACAACTTCTCTGTCAAACTTGCCTTTACTGGCTGATAAGGTACTGCATACAGAACTCAGATTTAATTTTAGAAACTCTTTTTCCATCAATACACGACCAAGTAGAGGGGTAAGTAAATGATTTATTTGTACAAAATTTGATATTCATCACAGCATAAGCAATGCATGTAACTTCTGTTACAATTAAAGCACATTGGCACATTACAAGATGCCAAGTAAGCTAGCCGCTTTACATCATTTAATCTTTTCCTAACAAGACCATTTTTAACTTTGGTATAGTAAAACTGAAACAACTTATAAATTGCAAACTGACAATCACATCCTTTCTGAAATGACAAGCAATTTTTGCAAAGTGGAAAGGTTGAAAGTTGTTCTAAAAAGTCCAGGCGAGTCAGAGCTTCTTCCATGCAATTGCAAAGTAATACAGGAGTATAACAATCACTGCAAAATTTATTCTGTAAAACATCTTTCATTATCTTCTCTTGAGTAGTATTTATCATTTTCACTTGCAGCTTGCCTCCGGAGTCTAATGATGAAGTTGAAGTTGAAGAAAAGGGGTAAGTTCCATCAGGAAAGGGGTAAGTTCCATCAAGAACTGTCATTACAAGCTTACACAAAAGTTTGAAATTTAAATCAATACATTTGTCTGAAAATTCATTGTCACAATAGCACCTTAAGATGATGCACAAGTCATTATCAACATGTAACAGGTCAACATTTTCATAATTACATTGTAAATCACAGTTAGCTGATTTAGTAGTCATGTATGAGAATCTATGACAGAACACAATAGACTGACCTGATTTATATTCAGGATAATTACACTCAAAAACAATGTCCATAGCACTTATTGATTCAGTCATACAATTAACAGCACTACAGTCCTTTGCATGTCTATTCCAATATCGGATTCTGTCCTGCAAGGACAAGAGCACCTCCGTGGAGCTTTGGGTTCTTTCCATGGAGTATAATTGCTCCTCCCTGTATTGGCTTAACGGGATGGGAGAACTCATTGCCAGCAGGGTTATACAGAGGATTAAATTCGTGTGCAAAGTTCTGTCCCGAGAAAGGTCTCTCGTATACAACTGGAGGAAAAGTTTTAACAAACTTATCTGCAGTTAGAAGGTCAGGATCCGGTGCAGTTTCTTCAGCTTCTTCAGCTATGCTTGCAAGAGTCTTCAAGCGTGACAGGCTGAAGTTATCATTTGAGTCCACAGACCTTACAGACCCTCCTTGCAGGTGTTGAAAGTTGTGAAAGGAACCACCATAAAATTCTTCTAATTCTGGCTGTTCCGAGGTCTCAAAACTGCTAGGTAGAAAATGCATGTAGCTTCCTCCAGCAATTGATGTCAGTCCTCTCTCAGTAACCTGTTGGTTTCTGTATCTTTGCACATCCTGCATTCTGTTATACAAGTAGCGGTTGCTATGCAAAATATTAATCCTCTGCCCATAATTCTGATTTGCTCCCCCAACCCTACCAGTTACAGGGTTATATTGCCAAATATATTCAGTGGGTACAGCATCCATTTCAGCAGCCCGCGAAATTTAAATGATCAGCTGACGTTGTGGGCTGGCACTGAACTATAAAGTCAGTCAGTCTTGTGTCTATTTTCTCTTCATCTGAGACGCCTCTGAAGGTATGAATTTTGCTCTGTTCTCATACTGATACTTTAAAGCTTGTGCATCTAGGTGCATTTTAAACAATGAATTTAAGTTTGAGCATGTAGTATGCTTAGCCAAAATAGAATTTAATGTTCTATTTTGAATATGACAGTCTTCATGAATATTATTTAGGTATATTAAATCTTTAAGGTCTCTGACAGTAATCCAAATTTCTTTTCTTAGTTTTAAAATTTCTTGATAAGTTCCTTCATGAATTGGCTCCCCTAGGATTAAAACAAAGTAAATTTACTGTTGTCTTCTGAAAATTTGTGAACATAATAATTAATTGTAGATGAAGGAATGTGAATTCCTTTTGCTGTTAGATATCTTTTAACACAAACAGGTTGGCGGCCCACCACTGCAATTGCTTCCTTAACATCAGTGCAGTATTGCTTCCATTTAGCATAACTACCTGGAATTCTTCTCTTTCTTCTGCCTTTTCTATGGACTTGATCTTCTTCTTTCAGGTGATTTTGTGGCGGGCTGTGGAACAATTTTAGTATCACTTAGGTTATCACCAGTTTCAGGGTCCAAATAGATACCAGAACCTTTTTCCAGCAAAAACTTTTCTCTTTTCTTTTTTATGTCTCTCAGTGTGCTCAAAATTTCAGGCTTTGTAATTATGCATGCAGTAGGTTGTTCTTTAAACCTTTCTGGATAATCTAAGTATTTAATTACCTCAAAAGGATGAAAATCCTTAGGAACAAAATGGTCTAGAAATTTATTAGCCCACATACCTGCAGACAAAGTAATTCTCTCGCCAGAACTATTTGCATCTTTACTAGGCACATAAAAATCAAATGTGCCAATTGCCAGAATTTCATTATGCAATGCTGAATTAAACATTGGAGTTCTATGTGGAGAACACAAATTGCAGTTGCAAAAAACTTCATTTTCAGCACATTTTGTTTCAGGATCAGTGCAGAAAAAAATCTGCTGATAATCTCCGTGATTATACAAAAAATATGTAATCTGCAGCAAGTAAACTTGCGGCCACAGAATCGGTGGACACTCCTTGAAATCAATTGGCACAAAATCCTTTACCACAGCAGGAACCATACAGCTTACAATATTACTCCTGCTCATAATGAAAGTTCTGAAATTGTTTATCTGAGCTTGAGAAGTGAAATCTGGTAATGCTTGTTGAAAAATCTGCATAAGCATTCCATCATCACTAACCCATTCAGCCAGCATATCAGCCATTGAGTCTGCATCCCTGCATAAGACCAAAACTGGTCCTTTTGCTTTCAGCAACTTAAGCAATTGATTCAAATTTTGTTCATTCAAATTTTGCTGCCAAATGCCCATTGCTGTCTGCCAAGTGATTGTCAAAAACAGAAAGATTGTGTCAATCATATAGTCCTCTCCATCATTTAGATCCAAAGTTGAATGCAGATGAGCATTGTTATTGTTATTTTCATAAGTCATAGAGTGAAATGTAATGTACTTGCTTAAATTTTGGCCAGTGATATGACTTACTAGTTTGATAAAACCATGATGGAAAGTATAGTGTAAAATCTCCTGCATCTTTTTAACAAAGCCAGCATGCCTAAACAGCATCTGCATCAATTTAAGAGGTAACACATACTGCAGGGCTCTAAGCAAATTTTTCCTAAAATCATTTATCATTGTAGTCAGCTCATTGTCTTTTAGATCAATAAACATCTGATTCAAAATGCTTGTTAGCACTTCATCAGTATAGACATATTCAATGTCAGCTTCATTTTCATCACCCTGCTGAATAGGCTTATACAAGACTGTCACAAGCAATTTAAACAATTTAGGGGGCAGATTCAGTGCTGGATAAGCAAATTGTGTAACATGTCCTAGTTTTTCTTTAACTATGACAAGTCTGCTATAATCTGCTTTCAAATTAACTAACCTGGATTTCCTTGGCAGAGAATCTGTTGCTGTGACCTCTGAGCCCAGTGTGTCTGCAATAACAAACAGATCTGAATCAAATTTAGGTAAGAAGTCAAATTTTGATTTGTTTTTCAAATGTACATATTTCTTAGTGCCGGTCCTATTTGCAGCACAACTTAAAGGCACAGACACAATCTGAAAAAAACTGCTGTAGGTAGCTATTCTCTCTGGCAAAGCAAATGGAGGATAAAAATTAAATCTAGCTTCCTGCTGCATTCTATCTGATTTACAGTCAGGATTAAAAATATAATCCTCAAACGCTTCAGCAATTTCAGAAATAGATTCTGGTAAATATTTGTACTTTTTTGATAAAGCCAATTGGCACAAAAGTGCTTGTCTCCTTAAGTGATTGCTAAAAGTATTAGGTCCACACTCACCCTCATGCTGCTCAACATCTACTTCATTCTGAATATCAGGCTCCACAACACTAGTCTCAGCCTCAATCACTTGTTCTGCAGGTTCATCCACAGCAGCCATTGTGACTTTTACTAAGTATCTCGTTCTGCTCTTTCTTATAGATCATGAGCAGTGAGAAACGCCCAGCTGAGGGTAAGTAAAAGCCAATAGAAAAACACCCCAGCAGCTATTGTAATACCGTAACTAAAAAATTTAAATTTTTTTTATAGAAGCAGAGGCGGAGCCAGCAAATAAGAAACAGCATGTGGATGATGAAATTGAAGTCTGCCACCAAAAGGCCATGCAGTATGCTGCAGGTCTATGCGCGCTTTATGGCTGTCAAACTGATGTCAATATTTTACCGACTTCTGATTTCTGGGCCAAGCTGGTTGAAACTTATGTTAAGAAGAGTAAACCAGATCTTAATCTTACAATTTCCTCCGCTAAATCGTTTTATCACTTTTGTGGTAGGATCTTAGCTAGTTTCATTTACAATGAAACTGGGCTGGAGTGCCATTTTAACTGCCTGGGTGCAAATATCTGGATTCATAACTGGAAAGAAGACAGCATCAGGTGCTTTCATGGCACAATGATGATTTCAAAGCCCATCACGTACAATCTTTCACCCCAATCTGATGAGGGCATAAGAGCCATTACATCAGGAGAGGGAAAAATTGAAAAGGGCAAAAATCAAAAGGACGTGATAAAGCTGACTAATTACAGCAATATTGTCTGTGCTGAAGACATAAATATTCAGTGGCCAGTTGTGCATTCTGCTGAATCTTGCGGAATGAATTTTGGAAACAAAGATAAAGCTAAGGCAGCATATCTGCATAACATTAGCTGGACTTCTGCAATGTTTCCAAAAGCTAACAAAACTGAAATTGCTGAAAAGATGATAATCGTGACCAAATGTTTCTGTAACTATGGTCATGACAACATCCAGCTGGGAAGACAATGCTGTAAAATGACTGCATTTGAAATTCCTGGTGCAGGTGATATAGACCCTGATTCCTGCACTGACCAAATGATGCTGTGTACCTATCAGCATAGGCAAACCTTTGTTTTCCAGTGTTGCAACCCAATGAATTACAAAAAAACTACCAAGGAAAAGGAAGCCCAAAAACACTGTGATTTCAAACTGTCAATGATTGATCTGAGGCAGGCAATGAAAATCAGCAAAGACATCTGGTCTAAGCTGAAAGAAACCCTTGGTGATGGTTCTCCAACTAAGATCAATCTACCGATTTTCATGTTCAACCCCAAAAAACATTGTTTCAAGCAAGCAATTGTTGCTCAGCACGAGGTTGAAAGTGATGAGGACGCTTTCTCTTGATTAAAAAAAAGAGAGACAATAAACGGTATAATGTGCTGTAACTGCATTTATTCTCGTGTTGTTCTTTATTTCACGGGCATTTTTTCTAAAATACAAACAATTCACATATAACCAATCATACAATTTTTTCTGGTTACAATGTGTTATTTTAATACCTCGCGGTGAATTTAATACAGAATGAGGTACACCCGTTACAATATCAATAATTGGATTGTTACAAAGCGGGCTAAACCGATAATGATAAAATGAAGCTAAAAACAAGCAACAAAAAAGACCACATGCAGCAGAACACAAACACTGTACAGCTTCTACAGATTTAAGTAATCTAATACATCTATTGCCTTGCAAAGCTGTATGCTTAAGCATCCTATCATACTGAAATTTATAGTGTTTATACAAATCTTTATTACTCCAACCAAATGGATCAAACATGTAAAACAAACTTCCATTTGGATCATAGGCAAATGCAATCCAATGCATTCCACCAGAAACATAATCACCTGTATTTACAATAGCATACGATACCTTATGAACATCTAAAAATCCAGGAAAATTTTTATCAAAAACACCTAAAAAATATGCATCTATACCTAAAGACTTCACTATATGAATCAACTCTGAAGTTGATGTTCCAGCCATTATGCTGAAGCAGTTCCAGTAGCAAAAGGAGTTCTGAAATAAGCTGCAGATAAGTAATTTTTATTAGGTTGATTTACCCTAACAGCATCAAAAACATTGTAAAGCATATAAACATATGTGGTTTCAGGCATTGGGTCCAGGTCAAAGGTTATTTGCAAGCTATGAGCAGATTCAGTATACAGCAAACTCTGTCCAAGGTCAGTCAATTCACCCATGTTCAAAAAGTTACTGGAAAACGGTATTGTCCAGAGATACTTATCACATAAAAATTTTCTGATTGTCCTAGTTGCTTCTACAGCATGCTCCCCAATTAAAGGCATAGGCCAGTTAGCTGGGTAAGGATGTCCCTCCTGAGCTGCTACTATAGCAGTGTCCCTAGAAGGGACAAATCCAGAATTGTTAATAATAACATTATTACTAACATTTTGTTTGAAAGATTCTGAAAGTAAATCATAAGCTTCTGAACCATATTGTGGTACTTGAATAGACATAGGATCAAAATTTGAAATAAAATCATACTGTCTATAAGTTTTGTCAGCAGGAAAGCTATATCCATGATAGCCCTGATTATAATTTGCTGACATTTGAATTAGATAAAAGTCTTTAGTTATATTTGATTGACTGGTAGTATAACCTTCACTATCTACCCGTCTCTTTATCTCAAAATAATTAGGAATCAGCATTCTATCATTTCCTGGCCATGATATTGCTGAATCAAAAGTAATTGACATAGAATTAAAAGTGTGAGATAAATAAAAAGTCCCATCTAGATAAGGAATACTGCCACTGTACCTGAAATTTACATCATAAGTTGACCACACTGCTGGTGTTTCAGCAGCTTTAACTCTATTAAAACTCCAGCCTCTAAAAGCAGTCCAAGATCTAGAAGGAATCTCTATCTGCAAATTGGTCTGATTTGGTGGTACTATATAGAGATTATTCTTTGCTCCCATATAATCCATAAAAGACTGATCATTTTGATCATTTCTCAGCATCAAAATTAGCTCACTGCAAGTTGCATGATCCATTGGAAAGAAACTAGCAAACAAATTTATACTTGTATAATGAATGCTTGCTCCATCCTTCCTAAGATCATTTCCCATAGTTGATTGCAACACTACATTAGGGTCTTTCCTGAACCACCACTCATAAGAGTATGTTCCAGGAGTCAACAGCAAATTTCGAACCGCAAAAAATTTCTGGGGAACTTGAATGTGAAAATTACAGTATCTGCCATTTCCCAACAGTTGACTCCTGTACTGCAGCCCACGGTTTCTGTGATGATTAAAGGGATTAACATTATCCATGCAGTCCAAACTATATCTGCCCCCAATGTTAGTAAACAAATCAACTACATTTATATTTGGAAGCATGGCATTCATATAAGCATAAGTATGAGGATCTGTTTCTGTAGTACCTGTAACTTTAGTCTTATACTCATCAGGCAGATACTCTGCTACATTAGCATAAAGCCAACAACGTTGAAGATAAGCATTCACATTCATTTCCATTGTAGGAACACTACCAAATCCTACAACAGCACTAGTGTTTTGTGTTTGAGTTGAAGTACTACCTCCACTATTTTCAACCATCTGCCCTATAAACAAAGGTTCAGAAGGATAGTTTCCCATTCCTACACTGGGAAAGACATATCCAGGAGGTCCCTCTTCATAACCGCTATTTGTCAAAACCCGAACATTCAAATCATAATCATCAACTGCTTGATTCCACTGACTGAAATAATGTTGTCTGCTCATTAAATCTGCCAGCATATACTGATAGCTAATTTCTGTATTCCTGTCCTGCAACTGTTCTACAAGATTTATATCTCCAGTCTCTGTAGCTAATGAACCACTATGAGCACCATTATCGTAATACATTAACCCTATAAAATTATCCCTAAAACCAATGAAGTTTGTCCTGGAGCCCATTCTAGTTGCCAATTTATCTGAATCATCATATGCCACTATTCTTGTGTCAGGGTAAGTTACTGCAAATTTTTCTGCTGCTATTGCTCCTGTACATGAAGTACCTGAACCTGTTCTTAGTCCAGCATTTGTGAATTTTTTCTGCACACTTTGTCCTGCAGCAATTTGTTGTCCGTTTGAATTTGTAGCCTTAGCATAAGCTCCATAACAAGTTGTTTCTTTAGCATCGTCATCCATAATCACAGCTCTACCAATCCCACCTTCAGTAGCAGGACTAAAAGTAGAATCAAGCAAACCCGTATGTGGAGATGGTTTATCATTTGTAAAACTATCACTCTTAGTTTTTGCTGCCTGACAAGCATTTCCACTAGTAGATACAGTATAGATGTTACTAAGTTGTGCTGACAAAGTCGTTGTTTGAGTGAGTTTTCTAATATTATTAAATTGAGCTGACCTTGGAGCCATAGAGTTGTATGCTGTCCCGCCATAAGGTTTAAAGCTATGGCCTCTATCCAAAAAACCCCTAATATCAAAATATGTACTACCCATATCAAGAACCCTACCATCACCAACAGCAATAGTAAATCTTGCAGTAAAACTATTTTCTAAATCTTGAGTTAAAGTTGGTACAATTCTAACTTGAAGCCTCTGAGATTGTTCAGTTGTAACGTTTTTGGTAGGTGCAACTACTGTTTCTCTAAACTTCTTATTAATTGGAAAGTAAGATTCTGTACTCGAGATGAAATTAACCAGATTTTCTGACAGATATTCTGAAGCATCTTGTCCAGCTATGTGGAAAATATCAAGCTTTGGCGTGCCATTTGAAATGTCCATCTAAAAAATTAATAACATTGATTGGAACTCGTATATCTGACACCTTGACCCAACATATTATTAAGGTGTATCTGCCACTCTGCATTACCAGTGCCCCTAATACGTTTTGTTGGAACTGTATAAACAGGTGTAGGAGGAGGTGATACAGCTTGTATAGGAACAGCAGGTACAGGAACAATTGGTACAGGTTCAACATCTACATCATCTTCTACCTCTTCAATTAAAGGTCTTTTTCTAGGTTGAATAACAGGAGCTGGCAATGGAAGAGGTTCTGGCTCCTGAATAGTTACTCTATCATGCGTCTGCTGGTAATTTTGTAAAATTTGAGCCAGTTGATCTGCAGGAATAGTATTTAGAACACTATTCCTTAAGCGTTGCAATTCTGAATCAACTTTTAGCCTACCTAGATCAACTAAACTATTAATTGTATCACCAGCTAATCCAGCTACATTTCTAATTAAACCGCTATCGTTAATTCCAGATTGAATGTCTCTAAAAGTCCTACTATTAGCAAATTTAGAAGCTGCATTACTTATAAATCTACCAGTAGTTCTAAAAGCATTTGAAATGGAAGAACCTAAAGAGCCCCAATTAATCTTTCCTCCACGTAGGTCAGTAGATCCTACTGATAAAGCTTCAAATGAAGTTTGTCCAAGACGTGGAGCTAAATTTGCATACATTCTGAAAAAAAAAAGAAACTACTTAGAATTTCTAGCTGCAATAACAGTGCTGGCAATAGCCGGTGCTGCAGTAATCAAAGAACTTATAATAGGAATCAAACTTGCAATAAATCCACCTCTCATTTCTCTGTTAAAATGAACTGCTTTCATTTTAGTAGACAGACCTCTTCTGGGTGCTAAATTTTCAAACATTATTTAACCTATTCTGCGCCTTTTCACTGGTGCTGAAACTGTTGGGATAGCTGCTGCCACAGGTGCTACTGGTGCTGGAAGTGCAGGAACAACAGCAGGTGCAGGAAGTGCAGGAACAACAGGTGCTAGCCTACGGGTTGCTGATCTTAGAACTCTGGTTGAAGGAACTTGTACACCAACAGCTCTTCTCCTTCTGGGACGGCGGACAGGAGCAACTACAACAGGTGTTGCTTGTACAGCAGCTGACTTCCTCCTCTGTTTACGTCTCCAATGTTCACGTACCCTAACAGTATAAATATCAGATGGTTCCAATGCCCCACCAATCAAATAATAGTCTCTCATACTTGAATTGCCAAAACCCCAACCTCTACTATCTGCAGGAGAATAAACAATTGATGTCATTTACTGTAACGTATTACTAGACAAAACCTTCGGTAAGACAGTAGCAAGTGACTTGGTAACGTAGGGTACAGTTCTTCTCCTATCGTCTTCGACAACCACTCTTTGAACTCCTGGAAGAGTTGAAAATATCGGTATTGTTCCCTGATTAACATTCATGGGCACATTTTCAGCCACCATAGTTTGATTTATACATGGAGGCTGTCTCATTATTTCATTATCATAAAACCGATTAAATATCTGACACTGATTTGTCTGTCCTTCAATCAACTGATTATATACAGAAGCTCCAGAGAAAACTGTCTTAGCCACAAATGGAAAAAGCTGCATCCCAACCACAGGCAGTTTATCAAGTTTTGTTTCCTGTTTGAAAGATACAGGTGGTTTGTAAGAATCTGGCATTGACCAATACAATTGATTCAAACCACCTGTTATATCACTATGACAAAGCAAATATTTTGAACGTGCAATGCTCCCTTTGGTATTATATGCAAGAACAAAAGACCTATACTTAGTTACAGGTTTTCCATCAACTTGTATTACATGGTAAATTCTACCTTGAGGATCTTTATCTACTGGTTTAACTTCTTCATTATCATTCCAAGCTTTAGTATCAAGTAATGCAGGAATATTACCTTTTTCCAAGTCCTCATATGTAATTATAAAACCCTCTTGGTAAGTTTCTCGTTTTCTTATACCTAAAATATTACCAAGTCTTGACTGAGAAAAGTCCACAGCACAACCAGGTAATAGCACAATATCTGCATGATAACCTTTAAACAAATATTTTCCTGGAGTTATCAAATTAGTAACAGGATCCTTGCCCAGACCAAAATTTCGTGTGTCAAATTTAATCCCTATGTCAGCTTCAAGTACCCCATTTTGTCTTCCATTAGCCAAATATATTGCAAGAACAGCCTCATTTAACAGGTCAATAAACTCATTCAAAACATAATTTCCTTCCGGAATAACTAAATCAAACCAATCATACTTTTCTGGAGTTTTAGAACTCATCATTTTAATTCTACAACTATTTGAATTAAAAAATTCTGTACAATTCAAAGCACAAGTCCTTAAACTTGTGTGAAGTTCCCCACCCCATCTTGACCTATCATCTAAATGAATTTGCTGTGTACTAGAATCAGACCCACTAATATTTTGTGTTTGAATAATATTTGTATAAAAGTTAGAGTGATCTTTATCCTGATTGTAAGCTTCTATATCAATAGCTTTGTTATCTATATAGAAAATTTTTGTTGTATCTTGAACAGGAGGCAAGTTGCTGTATATAATACTGTTTCTGCCTTCGGTTGGTGCATAAATTCTACTTGGAGTTGAAGACTGCATCTAAAATGAACCAGGAATTGGTCAGTATGGTCTAACATTTATATTACGTGCTCTACTTCTAATGCTTCTAAGCAATAAACTCTCAAGCCCTCTTCCTGACAATCTATTAAATGCTGATGTTAAATTATCAACATCTACAGGATTTCTATCAGCTGCTACTCTCCTTCTCCTCAACACTGGCAAAGCATCTAAATCTGTCTCTGTATCAGTATCTGTATCACTGAAAAATGATGTTCTCTCCCTATATACATTTCTTGGTAATGGCATTGGACTAGCAGTAGATCTTGGTCTCTGCCTTCTAGGTGCTGGTACAGGTACTGAAGGCTGAGATTCAACTACACCTGGATTTATATTAGGATCTGGAATTGGTCTAGGTGGAGGGAAGCTATCTAAATCTTGTGGTGTTAAAACTTTTTTCAAAAAAAAAGCTGGAGGTAATTTCCACTCGGAATCAAAAATTATTCTTGTCATTAATTCAGGTCTTAATTGCAATATTTTACTAAAAAAATCAAATAATCTGTTTAGGAAATCTATATTTCCCTGAAAAGCTGAAGGATTTAAATTCTGAATAACATTATCGAGATCAGCCTGCTTAATTTGTCTACTGCCATTAACTGCCTTTGTTCTAAGTAATGTCTGAACATATCTCAATAAAGCCTCTTCTTCTTTTGTTAAATCAGGAACTTTAGGTTTGTATTCCATCTGCTGATTAGTTACCAAATAATTCAATCCCTGTTTCAACTTCAATTGATCATAGCTAGGACCTAAAGATGCAATTACATTACCTAACTCTTCTACTGGTTCAGAACTCATTGGAGGAACAACAGTATTTTTATACAACTTAAACATATACCAAATGAAACTATCCCTAAGAAAATACTGTTCAATAGCAATTGGAGATAATAGAAGAATTAAATATCTAGTCTGTGGTTGCAATAAAGCCGTCAAAGACGGTATCTCATTTTCAGACCTAACAATAGCTCCCCAAATATTATTCAAGTTATTAAAAGCCTGAGTTAGATTAATCTTCTGAACTGCTGGTCCAAAATTATACTGCAAAAATGTATCAGGACCTGACCTAAAAACCTCAATAAATTGATTATAATCAATGACAAACTGCTTAAGCAATCCCTTAAATGATTCATAATTTTGTTGACCTTTTGACACAGTTTTTGGTAATCTTTGTAAAAAAGCTTGCAAAACAACCAAATTACTCATACTCTTGCTACTAGACAAGCTTTGCATAACAACACTTTTCTGGCCTTGTTGAATGTCATTAACTAAACTCTCCAAGCTATTATGATTCCGTATGGAATTAAACTTCACAACCCTATCCAAAAGCCTACTATATACAGCTGAAGCCTCCTCTGGATAAATGGCTCCATTTCTAACAAGTTGACTAACTACATAATTCAACAAGGTTGGTGTATCAGTTTTTTTTGGCTGCACAACAGCTTTTTCCAATTCAATTAACTTATTAGCTAACGGCAAATGCTTAAAATTCTTAGACAAAATTGGAGCATCTCCCTTTAGGATGTCTGCAAGAATATCCTTAGAAGGCATTTCTTCTGTTTGATTGAAGTACGTCTTTCAAACTAGAAAAGTATATACTTTGTGAGATTCCAGGCTGATCTGCATAGAATTGCAACCCGCTTCTGTAATTATCCTTACATACTCCAATCTGACACATGTTCTGTAATATCTCTTTACAAACTGAACTCAGAATGCTCCTAGTTTGTACACCTAAAGCCGCTGATGGTAAAACTGCAGCAGCTGAAGAAAAATTCAATGCCATTTCAACTAGACTAGTATTAATTGCAGCCACTTGTTCTTCTACAGTTATACAAGACCTACAAATAGCAGCTAAAAGAGTGATTAAATCTCTAAGCCAGCCATGACGTTCATCTGTTAGTTCAGGAATGAAACCTTTTAATCTCCCATTCCACTCTACAGCTAAAGCACATAATCTTCTAAGGAAAGTAGTATTAGTAGGATCTTTTATCAAATTTTTCAAAATACTTTCAAAATAATACAATCCAAAAATAGTCTCTGGTCTCAAAAGAACCATTTTATAAAAGTTATTATCAGCATCCTGAGCAGATGTTTCATACATTTCTGTATAATCAGCATCCCTCTTCAAAGTTGCAGCTTTCATAAAATTCTCTCCTTTGGAATAGCATGGAAACTCTTCTCTAAAATCTGTAGACTTTAACTTAGTATCTGGATCTAAATTTACAGCTTTACCACTATAATATCTCAAATCTCGTAAATGCTCATTAACATTCCCATCCCTAAAAAGATTATTTTGAGGCACTTTAGATTCTTCCTTCTCCATTTGCTCAGTTAAAACTTGCAACGGGGTTTCTGGGTCTGACGAGATAGGTGGTGGTGGTACAGATGCTTCTAGTCTACCTCTATCTGACTGCATTGATTTCAAAATGGATTGCATCTGAAAGACAAATGTCTTTCTTTCAGATAAACAATTATGCCCGTCTAACTAACCAAGAAGAAGACACTATAAGATTTATGCATTTAACACAATATACGGACCAAGCTAACATTCCTATGTTTCTTAAAACTATTCCTGGTTTGAAATGGTGCAGTAGATTCTTCAATTACCAAATCAAAATGTTAGAAAATTTAGCACCACAAGGGCCTGCTGTTCAAGATCCTCCACTGAATGGTCTTCCTACACCTCATCTACTCATTGGCTATGCATACTTATTCAACGTAAATAACAACTACAGATTCAGCCAAAGAACATACACAAGGTTGACATATGAAATAGATCAAGGAGCTACTAGAAGACCTAGAAACTTCTGGACAATTTTAAGTGATTGTTCATACTCAATTGACACATCAAATGTTGCAATGTTATCAGGACCAAATTTCGAAGCTAACTTTTTAGAAATTCAAGATGATATAATTATGCAAAGAATACGAGCTGATATAGAATCAAGAGAAAATATACAAGGCAGAGGCATCTCTCTCCAACCAGAAGCAATAGAAAACATTACATTACAAGAAAGTTTAAATAACCACCACATTACAACATTAAATGACTTCATTTCAGGAAATAACTTTGCTCTACAGCAAAGATATGAATATGAAACTGACAAAGATTTAAACACCCTCACAGCAATTAACTCTGTAGTAAAATTAATTGCTAAATTTTTATACGATTGGAAATTTAATCCAAACAAAACTTACATACCTTTACAGGAGAACTTATTTCAAGATCTTCAAGCAAAATACCAAAACTGGCAACCTGAAATAGACCAAAATTTCTCTAAATGTTTTGTCTTAGCCTTAAACGCTCTAGACTCTAAATTTCCAACATGGATAAAAAACATTAAAGGAGGTGCTAGACTTAGAAGCGGAACTAGAACAGACTTGCCATTCCTTAGACAACGTGAAAACCAAAGAGCTATCACTGAAAATATGAGAAGAAATAGAGGACAAATTGTACAAAGATTTATTGACAGCTTACCTCTTATAAGACGTATTAGACGTCCTCCTCAAATTCCAGAAGAGGAAGAAGAGGATGCAGGTGAGGGTCCTAGTGAAGTAAGAGAAGAAGAAGAAGAAGCAATGTTAGGAAATGAAATTCTAAGAATTTTACAATTAGTCCTAAACGACTTAAGATTAGAATTATCTCCAGCAGCCAGAGAACATGAAATTTTCACTTTTGGTACTCAATTTTACAATACTTTAACTAGAGCAAATGAGGAAGGAAGAATAACCCCTGAATATATAAGGCGGTTCTTTTTCTATTTTTTTATCATGGAACATATAAGCAGCACACTTTTTTATTATCACGCTCTGCTTAACCTAAATGTTTTATTCAGACGCTATGTAAATTTTCAATATGTGCAAGTAATTATAACAGGGAGAGATACCTCAGGCAATGTCAATTTACACAGAGTATGGACTAACAATAATATATCTCCATTCCTCAGAATTTTCAGAACAATCATTAGAGATATTCTCACAATCTGTGACCGACGTCCGGACAGCATTGAAACAGCAATAGAAGAAGAGGATCTACTCTCCTCACTCTCACATAGACCAGAATCTGGAGATCCTAACGATCTAATCAACCAAGCAAGATTAAATGAAAGTTTAGTTCACACAGTACAGATAGCATTTAAAATTAAGCCAATAGGTCTGGTTACTACAGCCACAAACAGACAAATAATTGCTAATGCAACACAAGTCAGAAGTCAAGAAATGAGACGTTTAAGACAACCAAGATGAGTCAATATATATTTACCACACAAAATGAGATCCCATACCGATTGCAATTATACTCAAAAAATATCAAAGATGTATTAATTGAAATATCATGGACCTATAACTTTTTCAATTGTAAAAAAATAGCTAAATCAAAGAAAACTTGTGAATCATATATATTAATCTCTTGCAAATACTCACCTACAAAATCACCACTGGAACTACTAAAACATTTACCCGTGAAAAAAATAACAATTTGGAAAAGATTAACAGGATGTGTCGTTATTCAACAAGAGATAATAAACGTGGGTAATAGCTTAGAATTAGATTTCCTGCAAGACAAAGGAACAATATCATGGATAAAAACATGGATCAAACAACAAAAATGTACAGCCTGTGGCAGAATTTATAGCCATACTCACACTTGTCATTATAACCGAGCATCATTCTACTATAACAAAATTGCATCTTCTAGAACATATTGGGAAAGTATTACTTTCCAACCAATTGGAGAACATGACAACACACACAAGCTATTTTTAATATACGATATAGAAACTTACACCTTAGCTGAGAAAGAAGGAACCGTACTTGTTCCCTTGTTACTCTGTTTCTCCATTTTTGGAGACAAACACCTTGTGAACATTGCAGAAAAAGAAATCTCCAAAGACAAAACTATTCAAGTGAGAAACCAATGTTACATGTGGATGAGCAAAGAAAAAAATTTTATAAGTACTAAATTTAGACTTCTCAGAAACAACATTCTGTTAGAACTAACAAATTATTTCTTGAAACACATCTTAACTAAAGAAAACACAGAGATTCTAGATGACTTTGTAAAGCAACACAATTTAGAATCAATATTTGATATCAACATAAATGAAGAGAAAAACTTAATACTATCTTTAAAAATAAAAGCAGTTTTCATTGAATTCTATGTGATCGGACACAATATTCAATCTTTCGATGAGATTCTATTAGCCACACAAATATTACAACATGACAATTTTCAAATTAGTCCACTTTTAACTTTTGACAGAAATTTCATGCCAAGACAAGGAAAAATTCTTTTCAATGATATAACTATCAAATTCCCATACCCAGAATTTTATGTAGCCCAAGAAGAACAACAAAAAAACACGGCTGAAATGCTAGAAGATGCCAAAAATGGAAAGCCACATTTAAAGTCAGTAAAACACATATATGTTAAATGTATGGTTAGAGATACATACCAACTTACTCACACATCTCTTAAAAATGCTGCAGATGCCTACAACTTAAAAACACACAAGGGAAGTTGTCCATATAAAGCTGTAAATGAATATTTTTCTACTAACACATTTTACAAAGATGAAAGCTCTTTTCCAGACCTACGTTATTGGAAAGATGAAAATGAATATAAAGAACAAAAAGAAATATGGAAGAGTAAAAATATGCTTACCTATGACATTACAGAAGAACTTATTTCATATTGCATGCAGGATGTACAAGTCACAGTGGAACTTACTAAAAAACTTCTAGAAACATTCAACACATTTATCAAAGAAGAATTCAATTTGCAGTGCAATTTCAACATATTCAAAAGACCAACAATTTCATCAAATTCACATGCTATATTCAGACAATTACATTTCAAAGCTCACGGAATAAAATACAATAAACTACCAAAAATAGTAGCACCGTCAGATGAAATGTACACATTTATCAGACAATCAGTACGAGGTGGAAGATGTTATCCAACATTCTTAGGTGTTTTCAAGAAAAATTTGTATGTCTATGACATTTGTGGAATGTATGCTAGTGCCTTAACTCATCCGATGCCATATGGAATACCAGTTGGAGAAACAGAAAGAGTACAAGAAATTGAAAAATTCAATCTACTACTACAGAGAACAAGCAAGCTATCATACTTTGAAGATATAAAACCAATGATTGTAGCAATTGATGCTTTACCCCCACCACCAGAATTATTAGACGTTTTACCACCACTATGTTCAAAAAAAAGCGGACGTTTATGTTGGACAAATGAACCACTGCATGATGAAATAGTTACATCAATTGACATAATAACACTGCACAACAGAGGATGGCGGGTCAAAATTCTACCAAATAAAATGAATACCGTTTTCCCAGAATGGAACACATGCTGTTCTGAATATGTAAAAGTAAACATACTAGCAAAAGAAAAAGCTACTTTAGAGCACAATGAAGTAAAGAGAGCTATAAGCAAGCTCCTAAGTAATGCACTATATGGAAGCTTTGCAACAAGAGAAAACAATGATATTACCGTTTTTGAGCAATCAATTTCAGAAAAAGTAAAAAAACAACTCAATAACAACGAGCTGAAAATAGAAAACATTACAACAATACCAACAAATCACCTACCGTGTACAACAATTACAGACCTCAAATTTATGTTAAAAGAAAAACAAGATACTGACAGGTCTCTAGACACAGATGACGAGCTCGCAAGTCCGTTCACAGGACTAGAGTTTCTAGATGAAAGTGTATCAGAATTTAAAATAGCAAGATCCACCCACTCACAAACCTATAAACCATTCAACATCCTTGACGTTACATCAGACAACCTCACAATCTACATGTTGAAATCAACTAATGAACATCCATCAAATAAACGATATCCAACTCAACTAGCAAGTTTTGTCTTAGCATGGACCAGAGCTTTTATGAGTGATTGGACAGAAATTCTATATGGTGATCAATACCATATTCCAATTCAAAACAAATCTATTAGATCCATATACGGAGATACAGACAGCTTATTCTTAACTCAAGAAGGACATGAAAGAATGATAAAATTCGGATCTCACAGACTAAAAACTAAGAATTCAAAGTTAATATTTAACCAAAATGTTCCAGAAATCACATGGGCTGTTGAGTGTGAAACGTGGTGTGATCACTGTGGGAAACCAGCCTGCAGTACTGAAAGCATATTTTTAGCACCCAAATTATATGCACTAAAATCAATCACGTGTTCTACGTGTAAAATTTCCAAACCCGGTAAACTCAGAGCAAAAGGTCATTGCACAACTGACATTACATTTGAAATACTGAACGCCTGCTTCAACTATCACAATTCCTCATCAAATCCCGAGAAGAAATTCACCACTGCTCGTACAGCTTTCAAACGAACACTTTGTAAGTCATATGGCAAATTTTCAGCATTTAGCATACATGAAATTGAATTAATTAGAGAACTTAGACCGTGGAATGATCCTACTTTATATTTCCTATCTGACTGCACTATGATCCCATATGACATGTACCACCCAAATCCTAGAGTAACACCATTATTTCTTACACAGGAATTTGAAGATGACGGATGAAGTTGAAGAGTTCTATGAGAAAGTATCTAAGTGGAAGTCTGCTGTTGACAACATCAATTCCAGTATCTTACCACCTTGTGATCTACCCAGTTTTAAAGAATTTGAAAGCTATAATTCTGGAATAGACCTAAGAACAAATATGAGAAAATTTAATGAAATTGAAACCGTCAATGCAAAATTCCTCCAGAACCAAGAATTACCATCTATAAATATGGAATCCTATCCACTTATAAGTTTAGTCATAGGACCAACAGGATGTGGAAAAAGTCAACTTATAAGAAACCTACTTGGCTACAAAAAGATTATACCTATGCCAGAAGCTGTAATCTTTATAACTCCATCTAAAGGAACAATTTCACACGATGAAGTAATTTTATGGAAAACTCAACTACAAGAAGGAAATTACTCATCAGCAGCAAATGACACCATATATCCAACAACTAGAGTATTTACTATTGAATTCATAGAATGTGCCTTTGATGATGTTATTACTCCAGAAAACTTAGATGTAAATAATGAAAACTCAATTTTTAGTCAATATGCTAAAAGAGGTCCTCTTTGTGTTGTACTTGATGAATGCATGCAAAAATTAATACAAAAACCAAATATTAGCCCTTTGTATTGCAGCCTACCATCAAAATTATCCAGTAAGTATGGCTATCCATTCTATATGTTTGTTGTTTTACATAATGTAAACCCAATATCTGGACATGGAAACAACATCATGGACCTTAAAACTCAAGCAAAACTGCATATTCTGTCAACAAAAAATCAGCCACTTCAATTATCAAATTTTGTACATAACAGAAGTGGCGGGCTGGACCATGCTGTAAAAACTGTATTGATGAACAGCATAGTATCTGACAAAAATAGTAAGTATTCATTTGTAATGTATAATACCTGCCCCGCGCGTGAATCTTTTAAATGGTGTGCAATACTAGATGGTGGACAGCATGTTTATCCACTATGTTTAGATTTACAAAGTTTACTTCTGGATAGTGTAAATAGAATATGCAATGTACATATGTGCAAGCTTAAAAACCGGCGGCGGTATCAAAGAGAAAAATGTAAAAGACAAACTGATCAATAAAAAACTTTACTTTATTGACAATTTAATCGTCTGAACTTTTTCGTTTTCTTGAAACCCCAGACATGACAACAACTCCTCCAACTTCAGTTCCGCTTGCAGGAACAGCCATAGTACGCTTAGCACGCTCAGCAACAGCTCTGGCATATGTCCAATATTGCGGAACTGTAGGCACAGTACTAGGCTTAACAATACCATCCCAACCAGGAGTAACAACTGTGCCAGGATAATACCGCACATATTTCAAGTGAGCTGGTTTGGAAGTCCTCTTATAAGATGTTCTTCTTCTGGTTCTTTGTGTACAAAGTTGTTTACAACGTTCACAATAACCGGCCCCCAATAGATACATGAAAGTCATTTCTGAAAAATATAAAGTCCATAACATAGTTATAGTCTCTGCACAGAAAAGGTCATAGTCAAAGTCCAATGAGGTCTATTAATCACAACTTTCACAGTAAAAGGTAAAAACATCCCAATCATGAACTGTATTCTATTCCAGAAATCCATTCTGCTTATCAAACGTCTCATAAGAGATGTTGTTCTTTCTGAGTCAATAGAACACAATCCTGCATGCATCAAGTCCATCTTTGCTGAAAGACCGTGCTGACAAAGCTCCAGCTGAAAATGATAAAACTCCTAACTAACCACCCATATTTATACTAGCTTTATACACTTTATTTATGACTAATACCTTAATCTAGAAAAAGGGAAAATCCATCTTACCCCAGGAAAAATATGCGCGGAGATCACCTCCTTACCGGAACAGTAATGAAATAGCCTATAAAAACTTCCCCAACACGTAAAAACCACATGACTAGGCTGAATTCAGAATTAAAACAAGTTTTACCCAAAAATCTGTAAAAATTACAGCAGTCAAACAAGTATTAAATCGATTAATTTCAACACATTCAGCAAAAATCACCTCAAAATTAACCAGATAAGCACAATTCTACACCAAAAATACTCGAGCAGATTTTAGCTCCCGGACATGCGGTATCAATTTTGATTG